ACCTTCTGGTGGCAATAGACAGCCACGGATTTCCTTACCCCAAGGCTTATCAATGCTAGGTAGGTTGACTAGGGGCTTAGAGTGTTTGAAGCGTAGTGTGTTAGTAAGTCCAGCGATCTCTGCCTTTAGCCAACCGTCTTTGTGGCATTCTAGGAATGACTTGAAGATAGCAAGACGATGGCTGATGACAGTTAGGCCCTCCAAAATTCCCACGGCAGGGTCTTTGTCGATCAGGTCAGTTACGCTCTCACATAGTTCGCCTTCATCACGAACCTGTGGGATCATCCGTTCCTTGCCTGTGGTCTTGTCTTTGACGTACTTGAAGGTCTGAGGCTTCCACCCAAGGTTATACAACCACTCCTTGACTTGATCAGAACTGCTAGGGTTTCCGTCTTCGATCTTGTCTAAGATATTGACCATTCCCTTGGTGGTGTGTGGCAGCTTTAGCATGACCAGAGTATCCAACCATTTCTTTCCTGCCACAGACAAAGAACCATCCTTCTTGTATAGGCTGGCTGGCTCCTTCAGTTCCTTGTAGATAGGCTTCTTAGGCATTGCCTTGGCAAGTTCTACCGACTTCTCCTCTTTCTGCTGTAGCAGCGTATCGTAAGAGGCTTGGCACAGATCAACATCAAGACGAACCTTGGTCAGTTCCTGTTCTCGTGCAGTGTCCATCTTGAAGCCAAGGTATTCGATAAAGAAGTGAGATGAGGTGTGGTAGCCATACAGCTTAAGCATCTTTGCTTCTAGTTCTTTCCATAGACGCCAGTTGATCTTTACGTCTTCTTCGCAGCGATGCTTATACTCTTCGTAGGTCAGGCTATCCCAATCAGTCACGACAGGCTTAGGGATGCCGTAGTCGATGCCATAACTTTCAATGCCATGCTTAGGGCGATTGAAGTTGATGTACCAAGACAAGGCCAGTGTATCAACAAAGTTCTTGTAGGTGAGGTTAGTGCCAAGAACCTTGTTGAACAGAGGCAAGTCATGGCGGATAGCATTGTGTGCGACAAACTTAGTGTCTGGTGTAGACAAGACATATCGCATTACATCGTAGTCGTCAGTGGACTGATACGTCTCACCATCAGATGTCCAAGACAGGACATGGATTTTGGTGGCATCTTCCCACAGACCATCGCTCTCACTGTCTAAGACGATTACTTTCATTACTCCCAGCTTCCTTTCTCACTAAGGGTGAAGGTATCACCACTAAACATTAGTTCCCCTGCTTTCCCTTCAAGGCCACAGGGTCGATTCTTCTTGACTATCAGTGTTGTAGTGTTCCTGTCAACCATGTTGTCTGCATCTTTATCACGTTCAAGGTCAATGATAACAGAGGCACGTTGACCAATCATCCGACAATACTTGAAGTCACCATTGTCATTGGTATGTCCAATAGTAACGATCCCAACATTAAGGTCGGCAGCAAGTTTAGATAGGCGAACAGACAGGTCGGCAAGTAGTGCTTCTTTACTGTCATCGTTAGAGATAGTGACCACATCTTGGATAGGCTCGAAGAAGACATACTGACACCCATAGACCTGTGTTAGAACCCTGATCTGGTCAACCAGTGTCTCAGCATCAGCATCATCAAGGTGGAACTGCATATAGCCTGTGTTATGGACAATATGCTTGATTGCGTCTTCTACGTCCTGCATACGTCCCTTCTTGGCAATCAAATCCTTACGGGTTAGATCATCCTTGAGGTAGTATGAAACCACACCAAGCAAAGAACGTAACTTAGTTTCTTCCAAGTGCCATGTAGCAAAGCGTACTTCAGGGTGCTTAGAGATGAAGTTGTATTCCAGATAGCGCATGAACTCTGACTTACCAATGCCTGTAGGGGCTTTGATAACTGTGAAGTGACCCTGCATAAGACCTAGAATCTTCTCGTCTAGTGCTTCAATCCCTGTAGGGATATAGTTATGCTCTGGTGTATCATGCAGCAGTTCTAGGAACTTTTCCTCTGTGGCGTAGATGTTGTCTGGTGTGTACAGACCTGATGACCACCAAGCCTTACGATATTGCTCACCACAACCAGCTTGCAGGAACTCATTGGCGTCCTTGAACTTATCATGTGGCACTTTAAAGACACGACTTGGGAACAAGTGCATCAAGGTTGTAGCAAACTTGTCTGCCTTGTCATCAGCGTCTAGTGACAGATAAATCTTCTTGAACGACCCCAACCAATCTTTGCAGTTCTCTAGTAGCTTCTTGCTAGGAGTAGCTGAAGGGAGGCTTACAACAGGGTATTTAGAACCAAGCATCTGATAGGCAGACATAGCATCAAGTTCGCCCTCAGTGATCGTCACAGCTTCAGCAGAGCCAGCAGGGAACAGGTTCATGCCATAGAGTTGGTCAGCCTTGAACTTGTTGACGTAGAACTCTTTAGGGAAGGTACGGGTCTTAGTGCCACCATCAGGATAGATGTAGGTGTGTCTGTTTGGTGTATCGCCATCAAAGTAAGATAGGCAGTTGTAGGCTTGCATTGTGTGGTGGCTGATACCACGATGCTCTAGGTAGATACCGTTACTACTCACTTCCAAGACATCTCCTTCAGTGTATTCATCTATGTTTAGGTTTTTTGGGGCCATTCCCTTAAGGGGATACTTTATCTTGGCCCAAGGGTGAAGTGGGTGCTTTGTCGTCTTAGCTGGATAGGATGTGCCACAAGACCGACAAGTGCCAATCTTCATTACATCTTCGTAGTCAAAGGCATCAGATGAACCACAACCAACAAAAGGGCAGGGCTGATGGATTATGTTAGCCACCTGTTGCTCCTCCCATTAATGATTTGATAAGATCATCCTTACGTTTAATCTCCGCTTGAAGGTTAGAGACTTTCTTGTTCATAGCCTCTACCTCTTTCTCTGCTGCTCGTTTAACTTTACGGGCTTCTTCTTCCATAGCGGTTGCTTCTGCCATTCTCTTTGTGGCATACTGAGTAGCATTCTCAGCTTGGCATCTCCAAAACCACAGAGAACTGTCTAGTGTCCCTTTAGGTGGGTTAAATGGTTCAAGTACTATGTTAGCCATTATTTCTCCAGTTCAGCCAGCACGTCCTCAGCTTTACCACCCTTGTCTAAATCAATAGGCGCATAAAGGTTACGGATACTGTCAAAAGCATCCTGAATATCTACACCATATGCCGCACAGATCAAAATAAACTCCAGACCATACTGGGCCATAGATTGTGTAGTTTTGTGGCTCATTTCAAAGGTGTAAGTAGCACCACCATCATCATGCTCTACTACTTTTTCTACAGTCATGTGGTGCGGTCCATCAACAGTCATCCTCTTCTCCTTCATTCCAGTTGCTGTATATATGCACTAGTGCAGTTAAGATCAAGTGTGATAAAAATACCACACAACTAAGTTTCTTTTTATTTACCCCTTGAATGGGCTATCGGAACACCCATCTACTTATAAGGTTTGCTCCCCCCAGTATATCCCGTGAGAGGTATCTTCTGATCCTACAAGAACTTGATCATCTACCTTGTATAGATAGTCTAAGAAGTCTTCTGTGTTATAGAAGGAAGACCACTCAGGACCATACTTATCAGTCATCATATGGTTGATCATAGTCATCTTCCTCTTCATATTCATCATAATCTGTACAGTTAGCACATGATAGAGAGTTGTACTTATAGAACCCATCAACCATGATCAGGCTCTCTGCTATAGGATCACCACAATGATCACAGTAATACTTAGTTGTCTGTTTGTTCAGTAGCATTATCACCCTCCATATAGATAGGATAGAACCCACTATGGGTTTTGTGGTTATACTCTATGACCCTCTGTAGTTCGTGCTGTAGAGGCTCTGCTTCTTGTGGTGTACCTACCCTATACTGGATAGCGATTAGCTGCTCTAGCTGCCTTACATAGCCCTCTACAGGCACGAACAGAGTGATAGTCAATGTACATATCCCTTAACCCTGTTGACACCATTAGAACGCATGATGATGTGTGTGGCAAGCATCTCAATGGCTTCCTGATCTGATAGACCATACTGATCAATCATACAATCGAAGAAGGTGATCAGGTCAGTCTCATCAGCCTCTTCTGGTAGGTCATCATAGATACCTTCCCAAAAGTCAGCCCAGATTTCCTCTACGGGGTCAATGTCGTTATCAAAGTCATCCATTAGTCAGCTACCTTGTTCCAGAAGTGTTCATTTGCTACGTCACCAAGAAGAGCCAGTTGATCCATAGTAAAGAACAACAGTTTCCCATCATCATCAAAACCCTCAAAGACAAACTCAGGGTCTGTGGTATTCAACCATCCGTCTTTGTAGTATTCTCCTGTGGCAGCTTTAGTCACAAAGACATCTACCTCAGTCTCTACACCATTAATGTAGATATAGACTTTGAAGAAGTCTGGTCCATCAATGTCGGGCATATATCGTGCCATATCTGTAGTCCTTTATGCTAGTGAAGGGTTAAGTTGAAAGATCAACTCTTTATCAATCCTGTAGACCTTCTTATGCTTGATTCCATACTCTGTCAAGTAATTAAGAAG